CTACTCCCGCTGTGGCGGGTCCCCAGGGCGGCGTTTCTTGTCGATCACCCACTGCGTGAAGCGGGGCGGGGCCGGCGGCGGCGGCAGCTCGTGGCCGTTCTCGATAGCCCATTCCTGGATGTTCCGGGAGTGACGGGCCTGCAGCAAGATGTACTCGTCGCGGAGTGCGACCTCTTCCTCCGCGGCCCGGAGTCGGTCCTCCATGCGCTGCATACGGTCCCGGATGGGTGCGAGCTCCTCCTCAACGCGGCGCTTCACCGCGGCGTCGATGGCCTTGTCCAGGTCCTCGGCGCGCTCGACTTCTCGCAGCTGGCGGGTTTGCCACCAACGCGACGCCGAGCCGAGGGCACCGGGGATGCGGCCGGCCGCTTTGGAGAATGTGAGCAGCATGGGGGCCACAATGATGATGATGGTGATCCACACTGGTGCGCCGACGGCGACGAGTTGATCTACGGCTGTGTCCACATGCGGCCCCCTCCCCGTGCCCTCCGGATGTCGTCTTGTGCTGCGAGCTGCGCGGTGCTCACCGCGATGATCGCATGCAGCCCGGCGAGGCCGAGCAGGACGGTGGCGTTGCGCAGCCCATCGAGGCTGATGGTCACCGCCCCGATGAGCAGTGCGGCGCACACTCCCACGATGACGGTGCTCATGAGCTCGTGCGGGTGATACCTTGCTCCGATGATGACGATGATGGTCGCGCATGCGGGGATGATGAGCAGCCAGGTGGGTTGCCCACCTGATTGCTCGGAGCGCTCGAGCACGTCAAAGACGATGCCGACTCCCACAGCGGCGTAGAGCCCGGCCAGGGCGGTGTGTCCTGCGACGATCCCCGCGGACCAGCGCCACGCCATCGCGCAGAATGCGACCGCGGCGGCTGTGGTGAAAAGCAGCCCCCAGAGCCACATCGGTGCCGCGGTTTCCACTGCACCCAATCGGCGGGCAGCGTCCTCGGATTCGCCGGTGCCGTAGTCGAGGCCGCGGATGACGGCGATGGCGAGCAGCACCACCTGGGCTGCGAGGGCATTCCCGGGGATCAGTGCCCCGGGTGTCCAGCGCGCATACTCCCCCATGAGATCACTCCCCCCTTTTTACTGTTCGACGCGGTGCGAACCGCTGTCGGTGGGCAGCGGGTCGTTAGGGTTAGCGGTGGGTACACCAGCGAGTTCCGCCGCCTGCGCGCCCTGCACAGCACCGTCCGTGGCCGTGGTGCCACCGTTGACGAGGGAAGGGGTTCCGACCTTGCCAGCCCCGATGGAGGCGACGGAGGTGAGGACAGACATCACCGTGGCGGTGGCGGCGACGCCGAGGACTTCCTGCCAGCCGACCTGCCAAATGGGGACAGCGGCGTTCACGCCGATGATGGCGACGAGGGTCTGGGCGAAGGTTTTGACGGCGCGCTCCAAGGTGGAGGCCCAAAAAGAGGTGGTGAACATTACTTATCGTCCTTTCTTGATAGTTTCGAGTTCCGTTTCGATGTGGTCGAGGCGGGTGAGGGTGAGGGCCAGCATTTCCGGCAGCGTGGCGAAGTCACCCGGCTTCGAGCTGGCGTTTTCGACCAGTTTGGAGATTGACCAGCCCCCGTACTGCCCCGCGTCGCGGCCACCCGTGATTTGCTGGCGGATGTCCTTGACGTCGGAGATGATGGGGCCGATGAACCCCTTGATGAAGTCAGTGAAAAACTGGGGGGTGAGCATAGGCTCTTCCTTTCGTTGAGGGTTGAGATGTTCGCGGACGTAGCCGAGGTAGATGTCCCACGGGAACCCGATTCCGGGGTCTACGTGGTCGGTCTCGCCCCACGCCTGGGCAGTGTCGATGTGTCCGAAGAAACCCTTCTTCCCCGCACGCAGGTCAGCGGCGGAGAGTTTGACAACCGGAATGTTGTACTTCCTCACCCACTGTGCGTCGCGCTTCGCAGCCTCGCGCAGCATGTTGTCGTAGCGCAGCCAGTCAGCGCGGGTCTCTGTGCCTCGCATGACGAAGCTGCGGTGGAGGTGGAGCCGGTTGGACGTGGGACCAGCAGCCCACACGCGCCAGTCGTCCGTATTTTCGATCAGGTGCTTCACCGATGTGTCGGTCAGCTCATGATAGGAGCCGCTTTGGCTCCGGATTTGGTAGTTAGCGACGTTCTCCGCTGGGGTACCTGGCGTGTTGACGGTGACATGGATGCAGATTCCGGTGATGTTCCCGATTCCTCGGGAATTGCCGAATGTGAATCTTCGGCTCCAGTCCAGCACGTTTGCCATTCGTTTCTCCTTATCTGTGGCCGGGGGTGGTGATTCTCCCGGCCACTTCGCCCCCGCGAGGATTGTCATTGGGTCGAGGCGGTCAGGCCCGGGTGGAACCCACGAAAAGCGGTGCCACTCCAAATGCAAGTGGGGCGCTACCCCACCGTTCGTGCGACTATCCGGATTGATCCGGCCAATACGCTGGCCCTCAGCAACCTTTTGCCCTGCACGAACCTCGGGAATGATGTGTCCGTAGACCGTTTCCCCACCACCGTTTTCCGCAGGGTGGTCGATAGTTACCCACTGGCCGAAACCAGACGCAGGGCCGGATCGTGTGACAGTGCCACTCTTCACCGCGTAGACAGCGCGGTTACCGGAACCACCATCAACACCGAAATCAGTGCCCCAGTGTGTAGTGCCCCATCTGGCGCCAAAGCCGGACGTGACATAAAAGCCACGTTCCACCGGCATAGTGACCATGTGCCCTCCTTTCGTGTGGCATGAATAAACCCCCTGGCCGAAAGGCAGGGGGTGTGTGGTGGGTTTTAGAATGTGTTGGTTTCTGCGCAGAAAACAAACGCCCGACTTTTCTCGGCAGATGACAGTGTGCCTGCGGTGTAGCTGAATGTTACGGGTCCGGGAAACACCCCGAATCCCTCAAAATCCCCTGGCCTTGTAGGGTCATTGCCCGACGCTAATACGGTTCCCGAAACCTCGACTTTAGCGCCGGAATCACCCCAAGTTCTCGCGTAGACGACGTATGTTTTACCGGACTGTCCTACGGTTTTTGTTTGCGAGCCTCTGCCTGCAAAGGTTGTGGCGAAAGTCTCCCCCCCCCCCGCCGCGAGGGTTCCGATGATTGTTGATGTGATTGCCATGATGCTCCTTAGGGTTTGATTGATACGGCGGTATACTTGGTAAGGGTGGACTTTTGACACGCCACATTCACCGTCCCTGTTGACGTGACAACGACAACCCCGGAAAATTCAGCTCGCGACAGTAAATCGTCCGACGAAGATTCCACATCCACATAGGCAATTTGAAGTCCCCCAATGGAGATACTCATACTGGTTGGCTTGTATCCAGCCAACTTCGCCGATACGGCGAGTAGCCACTTCCCGGCGGGTAGAGGAATGCTCGCGGATGTGCCGGACAGGGTGCCCTCGCGCAGTTCCCCACCTTTACCGATCGTGTTAACAATTGTGCTTGTGATAGCCACTTTTTAAACCCCCGTAATCTTGTGGATATTGCCGGTCGTCACGTCCAGGTAGAACCGGCCAACCGCAGCTCCGGGGAGTGACTCGGGTGGCGCGCCCTCCCCGCACAGCAGCCACGGAATCGCATCCACATAACCTTTAGTTGCCGCTTCCGCGGGATCGGTCGGCGAAGCGACGTTGATAGTGCCAGTTGCGGTGCGGCGTACGACCGAACCGTTTGTGAGCGTCGAGCTGACATCCGATGTGTTGACCTTCGAGTCCAGGGATGTCTTGATACCGCTGATTTCCCGCACTTTCAGTTCGTGGGAGTCCAGCACCTGCTGGACTGTGCTACCACTCGCGTCCCACACGTCACGCGCATTGTGCTCATGGAATGCTGGTGCTGCACCCACGTCCTGGGCGGTGTGTATGTGGTCCAGCGGAGCTTTCCCGGCGATAGCTGCGGTGAGTGCGGCTTCCGCCGACGCGCCGCGCTCCAGTTCCGTTGCGATCTCCAGCAGCGTGTCGTAGGCTTCCGGCGCACCCGCCAAAATCTCATTGACCTTATCCGATACCGCCTTGACCGAGGACTCCTCAGCGGCCTGGCCGGCCCGATCAGCCTCCTTCTTGGCGCGGTCCGCCTCAACCGTGGCTGCTGCGGCGGAGGCCGCGGCGGCCGCCGCAGAATCGCTAGCAGCGACCTCCGCCGCCTGGGCGCCCGCTTGCGAGCCAGCGGCGGTCATCGCCGAGTCAGCCGCATTACTCTCCGACGCGGCAGCATTCCCCGCCGCTGTGACCGTCTCACCGCGCGCAGTCAGCGTCTCGTCTCGAGCGGCAATCACCGTCTGCCGGTACTCCGCAATAATTTGCTCGGCCTGGGTTGCCGTCGAGGCTGACGATGCAGCGACGCTACCCGACTCGTTTGCGGACGATGCTGCCGACGTCGCAGTCTCAGCTGACTCACGCGCCGCCTGGGCCGACGCGGCCGCGTCCGACACGGCCTTGGTAACGCCATTGAGGGAACCAAATGTGTCCGCGATGTCCTCCGCGCGCTCGGTGGCATCCTCCGCACGCTCCGTCAGCCTCGCCACAGTCGACACTACGGCAGGTGCATAGTCGAACTCGTTGAGCAGGAGGTCGCGGAGGGATACTGGCCCAGCCTCCGGCACGGTCACTTGTCTGGCCTGCGTATCGGAGAAACCGTCGCACTGCAGTTGAACCATGAGGGCGCCTGGGTCCACGTTCTTCGTGACCGGGCCGGAGCTGACGTTAATTTCCACCGCGCGAGTCGATTTCACACGGCCGTCCACCGTCGTCGCTGCGAACGGCGGCCAGATCCGCACGGCGTCCCCGGGATGTACCTCCCCGACGAGATCGACCACGTCAAAGATCACTTCAGTCATTTTTTAAGCACCTTCTTCCGCATCATCCGCAAGGCCAGACGGCTCGGACCCGTCGTTTCCCGCTGTACTGGAGTTCACCTGCTGTGCCGTCAGGCGCGAGTACGCCGGGCCGTACCCGATGACCGACCCGCGGTAGTTCTGCGAGTAAACCCACACCTCGATCGTGTAATACGGGTCTGGCACCATAACCGAGGAGACGATCGTCGAGTGTCCGGAGGAGCGTCCGACAATCTTTCCGATCTGGCGTGAGTGCACCGACCCGGACGGGGTGAGGACTCGTACCTCCCACGTGATCCACCGCTCGAGTAGGCCTGACGCTGTGGTGGAGACGATTTGCGACCGAATGTCCCAGAGCCCTGCCGACAGTAGTTTCAGGCCGCCGCCGGGCAGCACTTCCACACCGCGGATGGCACCGATGCCGGCTGTGAAGTTCACCTTGAACCACGTGTTCGCAGGCCTGTTCGGCGATGATGGGTTGTAGCACGACCCGTAATTCAGCAGCTTATCGATCAGGTCCTGGCGGTCCCTGAGTGCGATCTGCCCATCCCGGAACTCCTGCGCTGCCACGCCGATCTTGGCGAACGGGTCGCCCTGCTTGAACGCGCCTCCGATCGCCGCTGCAATACCATCAACCGTGTCCGTGAACCCGCGCCCGATTGAGTTTCCGAGATCACCGCCGCCAGATCGCAACGTGTCCAGCCATGAAACCGGCCCTGACGGGTTCGCCGGGGTCGTGCCGTCAACAACAACTCCCATGTCCTACCCCTCCCCCGCTTTGGCGTCCGGCTGACTGCGGGAAGCGGCGAGGTCCGCGTCTTCGGCCGCGCTCACAGCGGCCTGCACCTCTGCAAGATATGCGGCACGCTCGGCGGCATCCATCGCGGTGACATCTACAACGGGCGCGGTTGCTTGCACCGGGGCGCGGTCCTCGTCGGCCTTGATCCAACGTCCCGGCTCCCACGGCGCACCACTGCCACCCAGCGCGTCGTACTTCACCAAGGGGTCATGTGCGGTTCCCGGCGCGGTGCAGCCGAGGTTGTCGAAGACGTGTTGCGCGAGGGCTTCGGCGGCGTCGAGGTCCATGGCGGGTGAGGTGGGGACGTTGAAAAATACCCATGCGAGCCGGTGTCGGTCTGGGTCGGTGTTGTAGGGGTAGGTGTCGGTCATGGGGGCCTCCTATTGGGTTACATCACGACGGTGGCGAGTCGGTTTGCTTTGTTGCTGATCGCTTTGATGGAGCGTGCGTAGGCCTTGGTCCAGGACTCGATGGCGCGGGGGTCGCCGAGTGATACGGTTTCGCGCCAACCGGTTGCCTGAGTCCAGGTGAGGGTTACGGCTGAGACGTAGGTGGAGAACACGACGCCGCGGTGGACGACGCCTTGTTGGTCGCCGACGCGGTAGTCGCGGCCCCACCGGTAGGGGGAGACTTCGCCGACTTCGAAGCCGACGTTGATCATGCCGGCGCCTTGCTGCAACATCGAGAATCCTTGTTGCAGGGCAGAGAGTGTCCATCCGTCGCCGGCGCCGACCTGCTCGCGGTAGGCGAAGCGGCCATGTGCGGCACGTCGTACGGCGTGTTCGAACTGGGCCCAGGCGAAAAGCTTGTCCTTCATGGACTCACCGATGACTTCTCCGAGGAATAAACCTGCAGCGACGATGAGGGGCGCGAACGGCGGGAAGATGGCGGCGAGGCCAGCTGCCAGGCCTTGGAAGATTGCTTTCGATCCTGCGCCGAGTAGCTTGTTGATGACTTCGGGGGAGCGGCCTCCGACGATGACGCGGGAGTCCTCGGACTTGACGACGGTGAAGTCCGAGATGATTCCGGCCATGTGCTCGGGTCGCCACACGACCCACGGCAGGCGGCCGGCTGCGGTTGCGGGTGTTGTGCCGAGTCCGATGGCGGGTGCGTTGTTTTCTTGGGAGAACGAGCGGACCAGGCCCCGGAAAAAGTCCAGGGCAGTGCCAGTGGTCGAGGTATCGAACTGGCGGGTTTTGACGTCGACGATGAGGGTGGGGCGGCGCAGCGTGGTATGGGTGGAGAATGGTTGGTCGTCTCCCTCTAGCCACAGGTCGACGGTGAGCATGAGCCCGGCCGCCGCGAGCGTTTCGGCGAAGAGCTCCGACGCCATGTCGAAGCGTGCGTCGAGAACGGCGTGCTGTGTGGATGTGGACGCGTGCGTCGGGTTGACGATCGCGGCCCACAGGTCGGGGTTTAGATTGGACCAGTTCGACGCGGCCCACAGGTCCCAGCCCGTGATCGCGCGGGGCTGGAAGTCTTTCATCAAGTTCACCATCAGGTATTCCTTGATGACACGAAGCGAATCGCCGGCACGGAAGTCGTGGTACCGCAGCTGAGCCCACAGCGGGTTGTTCGGGTCTGCACGGCACGCGATCTTCTCGACGTAGCGGTACAAAGATTTCGCTTCCACGGTGACCACGCCCGGGGTCTGGGTCTCGGCCCTATCGGTGATCCGCGCGACGCGGAACACGAGGCGCTCGACTGCCCCTCGCGGTCCCTCGGCCATGATCCACTGTGCATCGTCGACAAGTGCGTTCCACGTCATGCCCGGCGCGGCCGGGTCGAGGTTCGCGAGGGGGAGGAGGAGCGCGACGGCGGGGTGGTCGCCGCGCATTTCGATCTTGCAGACAGTTGTGGCGTTGACTTCTTCGGAGAGGGTGACGGATTGCATGCCGGCCAGGCTGCAGAGCGGCTCCATGTCTTTGTCGAGGAGCCAGAATCCCCACCCGTCTCCGTGGTTGTGGGTGGCGTCGCGGGTGGTTTTCCAATTGGTCATGGTGTCACCTCCAGACGTTGGTCGTGTACTCAGTGAGGATCAGGTCGACGCCGATTGGCAGTGTCCAAGTCGTGGCCGCGCGCGGGCGGATCAATCCGGGCACAGCGAGACCGCGCATTGCGGCCCACGTCGTCACGTCCACCTTGCCGGTGTCGTCCGTGACGACGTAACCGGTTCCGGGGTCCGTCGACAAGTGGCGCCACCCCGGCGCGGTGGGGAGGGTGACGTTCTGCCTGGTGGGGAGGGTGACGGTGCGGCCGGGTTTGCCGTCCCACCGGATGGTGGGGTGGGTGTTGAGACTGCCGCGGTTGGGGACCTTAACGGTTTGTGTGGTTGACGGGTCGCCCCATGTCGTTTCGCGGGCGAGTGCTCCGTCGAGGATGGTCAACGGAAGTTCGATTGTGATGTCTCGGAGACCGATGGTGTGGGGTGATGGAGTTGGTGGGTCCACTTCCGTGGTGAGGAGGACACGGTTGCTGCCCCATTGAACTCCGCGCCCGTCGACGACATCGAGGGCGCATTCTTCGGTGGTGGACACTGCGGACAGGATGCCGTCGTAGACCTCGCCGAGGGTTTGCGCCTGTTGCTTGTCGGCGAAGATGCGCAGCTTAAGTGCGCCCTCCATCTCCGGGAGCACGTATCCTCCGACGTCCGCACCGCGACCCGTGGAGCGAGCGAGGGCGGACCGGGTCACTTTCGATGTCAGCCCCGACACAGCCTCGAGCATGACCCCTCGTGCAACCGGTCCAGTGGTGGCGATGTGCCACTCCACACCATCGACCCCGGTTATTTTCACCTGGATAAGCGACACGTTGCCACCACCTTTCTATTGTTGGTCACACCATCAGTGAGACGCCGGCGGTCACGTCGGCGACCTGGTTCTCCTCTACTTTCTTCACCCGCACTTCGACGTCATCCACACGGCCATTGAGCTTTTCGAGCTCTTCGGCCGGGTAGACCTTGCCACCCTCGAGCACGATGACGTTCTTCGCACCCGGCGCGGTAGTACCGGAGGCGGGAGTGTTGTCGACCTGCGGGGCCGTGGTGGCCACGCTCGGCGGCGGGGAGGACACCAACGGAGTTGCCGGCTCCGCGTCCGCGAGTGTCGGGGCTGCTGCCAATTTCGTGCCAGTGCGTCGGCCTTCATCGTCCAACAGCGCCACTGGCTGCAGCGCGCTGGCAGAGAGAGTACCGAACCTGAATTGGGAGCCAGTACCAGCAACAGCGTCATTTGCGAGCGGCACCGCCGCGTTTACCAGGTCGACGAACGAGCCACGCAACGGCTTCCCGATCAGGCCTCCGAGGCCCACGAGCCCAAGAGCGTCGTCGGCCAAAGCGACCCCGGCCTGCTGGCCGAAGTGTTGCGCCCACTCTGCCGGGGTTGCCATGCGGTCGTGTTCCTCGGTGGCTGACGCCCACTCGCGGAATCCGCGATCGGCGCGACCGATGGCGGCGACAACGTCGACCGTCGCCTTCGCCATTTCCTCACCGATGTAGGACGCGAGCTCACCGTAGCCCCAGTCACCGCCAATGAACGCCGAGCGCAGTTCTCTGGCCACGACAGCAGCGGATTCCCCGTGAGGGGTTCCTCCCATCCAGTCGATAAACGCCTGCGTCATGTCCGGATTAAGCACCATCTCCGGTTCGAGCGCTGTCTTGTGCAGGATTCCCTTCCCCGCCGGTGCTAGTCCGCCTTTGTGGTAGCCGCCCGCACGGTTGTACGCGGCCGGGAGAGAACCGTATTGACGGACCGCGTAGTTCATCGAGGCGCGGATGTTGGACTCCGGATCCCAGATGTCGTTGTATCCCGGGTCCTTGTTCGCCGCGAACGTCGGGTCGATCACCTGCATCAAACCCTTGGAAGGCACACCGTTCTTCGCGTTGATGTCCCAATTGTTGATCGCGCGCGGGTTTCCGCCCGATTCCTGGTTCATGCGGCGAAGCACGGTGTCCGTCAGAGACGTCGGGAATCCCTTCGCCTGGAGGATGGATTCCACCAGGCCGCGCCACTGTTCGACCCCACTGCCGACCGGGCCTTGGTAAGCGCCCGACGCGTCAGCCTTACCGCGGATGAAGTTCGATACCGCCCCTGTCATCTTGTCGAATGCCGCGCGCGGCAGCTTGCCGACGACACCGGGGAGCTCGGGGATTGCTTTCCCGATCGGCCCGAAGATCCCGTCGAGCGCGTCTGCCACCTTGTCGCGTAGCCAGTTGACTACGCCGCCACCACCGCCACCGCCAGATGGCACTGGTGTGATCGGGTCGCCTGGCTCGGGCAATGGGCCAGCAGCGGCGATGTGCACGTGGTTGCGGTGCGCGTTCATGGTGCCCGCACCGTACAGGCCGAAGCCGTCGCCCACATTTTGGCCATTCTTGACGTTGTTCCCGAACGGGGAGTGGATTAGTTCGAGAAGCGCAGGCCCATAGTTCTTGAAGAAGAACTCTGCGGCGGAGCGCATCTGCGGTGTCGAATCCGTGCCGTTCGAGAAGTCAACCGCTTTGCCCTTGCCGTGCCAACCCGGGTCACCCGGCCGCAGAGTCGAAGTGATGGACATTCCCGGATAGAAGCGGTTGACCAACCCCGTAATAGAACCGATCACACCACCGCCGGCGAAGCCGCCAAGGTAGCGCATGACACCCTTCGTGCCGCCCATCTTCGCGGCGGCGTTCATCCCGTCGATCTTGTCCGGGCCGAGCGCGTCGGTGACCTCCGGCACGAGGACAGATTCACCACCGCGCAGTGAGATCCCGAACTTCCCATCTTGAGACATCATGTGCACGTTGTCGTGCTTGGTGCGCGCGCCCGGGACACGCGAGGTGCCCTCGGCGAAGCTGCCCAACCACTCGGGCTCGTACTTGTCGATCTTCTCCAGGCCTACCCAGCCCGCGACTTTGTTCCACGCCTCCACAATGCCCTCGTTGAACACGGTCTGAATGACAAACTTAACGGGCACCGCCGTCTTGGCCTTGACCCCTTCCCACGCCTCGCCGATTGCGTCAGGCGCGACGCGGAACGCATCTTTGACGACGTCGAGGCCGCGCTGCAGGCCGCCAAAAACCGTGTCGACAATGAAAGCGCGGCCCGCGTCGAGGACGCGGGACATGTCATTCCACCTGTCTCCGATCCACTGAAAGACCGGTTGCAGGACATTGGTGTACATCCAGTTCGCGGCATTCTGCAGCGCCGTCCACGCAACCAGAATGCCATTCTCCCAGTACCACTGGACACCCGTGGCCAA